AGCAATGCCCGAGTTGCGGCACTACAAACCGTAGTATACACTCGGCCCAAACGAGGTAGCAAACCTACGCGCTTATGCTTGAACACTTGCTAGACATCAAACCGCCTATCGCCGCGCATTCCAAGAATGCTATCCAGCCTTTGGATAAGGCCGATGCACAAGCGGTGCTCGACGCCCAAGTCAATACGACGATGTGGCTAGAGAGCATGGGCGTTGAGGATGACCAGAAGATACTTGCCGACGCTGAAGCCAGCGCCGCACGCAAAGTGTTTACTGATTTGGCAACCGCTGCGCCCGAAGAGCAGACCAAATCCAATCTGACTACGCTCAAGACGCCACAGGCAGTTCGGCACTTAGTCACCATGCTGTCCGCCTACGACTGGGAGTTTGTAGAGCAGGCCAAGAATCTGCGCGGTATGGCCGTCGCCAAGATCATTGAAGAGACCAATCACCCCGACGCTCGTATCAGGCTCAAGGCGCTGGAGATGTTGGGCAAGGTCACTGAGGTGGGCTTGTTCACCGAGAAGGTGGAGATCAAGAAGGCCAATCTGTCTGATCTAGAGGTCGAGCAGCGCATCAAGGACAAGCTCAACAAGTTCATGCAGGTTGTCGATGTCATTGATATCGAAGAAGCGCCAGATCCCCTCGATGAATCTAAGTAGCATCACCACCCTCAGCAAACGAGAACTGGCAGCGCTCATGCAGGCGCTGCCGACGATGACGATTGCAGAAAAAATTGAGTTGTTCGAGGACTTGGAGGTGCGTGAGAAACGCGCCAGCCTTGCAACCGCCCAACACTCCATGCTGGGATTTGCCACTGCGGTGTACCCGGGGTTCAAGATCGGCGCTCATCACAAGAAGCTTGCCAAGATCTTCACCGATGTGATTGATGGCAAGAAGAAGCGCGTGATCATCAACATCGCGCCTCGTATGGGTAAGTCTGAGTTCTCCTCCTACCTTTTTCCTGCCTACTTTCTAGGAAAATACCCAAACAAGAAGATCATCATGGGCACGCACACCGCGTCCCTGTCAGAAGACTATGGCCGACGCATTCGGAACTTGGTTGACACGGAGGAGTACTGTGAGATATTTCCTCAGACAATTGTCGCTGATGACCAGAAGGCTGCTGGTAAGTGGTCAACTTCTGCTGGGGGCCAGTATTATGCTGCTGGCGTTGGTGGCGCTCTCGCTGGTCGAGGTGCTGACCTATTTGTCATCGACGATCCGCATTCGGAGCAGGACGTTAAGGCTAACTCGCGTCTTGCTTTTGATACGGCATGGTCGTGGTTTCAAACGGGACCGCTCCAACGACTGATGCCCGGAGGGGCCATCATTGTCATCATGACGCGCTGGTCGCTGCTTGACCTGACTGGGCGCTTGATCGACTATCAGACCAAGAACCCCAACGCCGATCAGTGGGAGATTGTCGAGCTTCCAGCCATTTTGGAAGAAGATACCCCAGAGGAGAAGTCGCTGTGGCCTGAACAATGGCCGCTCGACGAACTCAAGAACAAAAAAGCCAATATGGACCCGCGATACTGGAACGCCCAGTATATGCAGCAGCCCACCAGCGACACAGCAGCCATCATCTCACGCAAGCACTGGCGCATCTGGAACCCGGAAGAGCCGCCCAAGTGCGAGTACATCATCCAGTCATGGGATACGGCGTTCGAGACCAAGAACAACTCGGACTATTCCGCCTGTACGACATGGGGCGTGTTCTACAACGAGGAAGAAAACGACGCGCCGCAGATCATCCTGCTCGATGCGTTCAAAGATCGCATGGCGTTTCCTGAATTAAAGCAGATCGCGCTCAAGCACTATAAGGAATGGGAGCCCGACGCCTGTCTGATTGAGAAGAAGGCCGCTGGCGCACCACTCATACAAGAGCTACGCAGTATCGGGGTTCCGGTCAGCGAGTTTTCACCCAGCCGGGGTAACGACAAGATGGTGCGGATGAATGCCGTGGCCGATATGTTCACCTCGGGTAAAGTCTGGGCTCCCGATACACGCTGGGCACGCGAGGTTATTGAGGAAATAGCTGCGTTCCCCGTTGGTGAACACGACGACTACGTCGATACCGCCACCCAAGCACTCCTGCGCTTCCGCCAAGGCGGGCTCATCCCTCTGGATTCCGACGAGAAAGACGATCCGACGATCTTTCGGCGTAGGACAGTCTCATACTACTAAAGGCTAATATGGCTACGAACATCGACAAAGGGCTGTATCAGGCTCCAATGGGGCTGGATGCGCTGGGTATGAGCGAAGAACCGCTCGAAATCGAGATTATTGACCCCGAAGAGGTGAACATTCGCGCTGGAGACATGGAGCTTTCCATCGAAAAAGACGACGAAACGGGCGATTTCGGGGCCAATTTGGCCGAAGAAATGGACCAAAAAGCCCTCGATTCGATGGCTGGAGACCTCGTCGGGGATATCGACAACGACAAAGCATCGCGCAAAGACTGGGAAAAAGCTTACACGGAAGGGCTAAAACTGCTTGGTTTGCAGTACGAGGAGCGTACTGAGCCTTGGAATGGTGCTTGTGGCGTGTTCCACCCCATGATCACTGAGGCTGTGATCCGGTTCCAGTCAGAGACCATTACCGAGACGTTTCCTGCATCCGGGCCAGTACGTACCAAGATCCTCGGCAAGGAGACGCCAGAGAAGAAAGAAGCCGCTGTTCGTGTTGAGGACGACATGAACTACGAACTCACCGAAGTCATGCGGGAGTTCAGGCCAGAACACGAGCGGATGCTTTGGAGCCTCCCGGCTACGGGCTCTGCGTTCAAGAAGGTCTACTACGACCCATCGCTCGGACGGCAGGTTTCGATCTTCATCCCGGCAGAAGACGTACTGCTGCCCTACGGCACAAGCGATCTGGACACTTGCTACCGCCTCACCCATGTGATGCGTAAAACCAAGAACGAGGTGTTGAAGCTGCAACAAGCTGGCTTCTACCGCGACATCGAGCTTCCTGATCCACTGAAGACAACGGACGAAATTCAGAAGGCCAAGGACAAAGAAACAGGCTTCAGCGATCTCAATGATGATCGGCTGACGCTGTACGAGTGCCACGTTGACCTAGACCTCGAAGGCTTCGAGGATACCGACAAGGATGGCGAAGAGACGGGCATCTCACTGCCCTACGTGGTCACACTGATTAAGGGCTCCAATGAAGTACTCGCCATCCGCCGCAACTGGCAAGAAGACGACGAACTCAACCTCAAGCGTCAGCACTTCGTCCACTACCAGTACATCCCCGGCTTCGGAGCGTATGGCTTCGGTCTCTTCCACCTCATCGGCGGGTACGCGAAGTCGGCTACCAGCCTTATGCGACAGCTTGTGGACGCGGGAACACTTTCCAACCTCCCGGGCGGTCTCAAAAGCCGGGGTTTGCGAATCAAAGGCGACGACACGCCAATTGCTCCCGGAGAGTTCCGTGACGTAGACATCGGCTCAGGTGCGCTGCGCGACAACATCCTGCCGCTCCCATATAAAGAACCGTCGTCCGTTCTGGCTGGGCTGCTGGACAAGATCGTTGAAGAGGGCCGTCGCTTCGCCTCCACTGCGGATATGCAGGTCAGCGATATGTCTGCCAACGCGCCTGTCGGATCGACACTGGCGATCCTTGAGCGCCAGTTGAAGGTGATGACGGCAGTACAGGCCCGAGTCCACTACTCGTTCAAACAAGAGTTACAACTGCTCGCTGCGATCATCCGGGACTACACCGATGATATGTACGACTACGACCCGGGCAATGAGAGCACCGGAGCCAAGAAGTCAGACTATTCCCACGTAGACATCATCCCGGTCAGCGACCCCAACGCGGCAACGATGAGCCAGCGCGTGGTGCAGTATCAAGCCGTCATCCAGATGGCTCAGATGGCCCCGGAGATCTACGACCTCCCACAACTGCACCGCGCCATGTTGGACGTTCTGGGTATCAAGAACGCAGAAAAACTGGTCCCTCTCCCCGACGACATGAAGCCCAAGGATCCGGTCACCGAGAACATGGACATCCTGAAGAGCAAGCCGCTCAAGGCGTTCATCTTCCAAGACCATGAGTCGCACATTCAGGTGCATATGTCGATGACCCAAGATCCGAAGATCATGGCTGTCGTGGGACAGAACCCCAAGGCGCAGGAGATGATGGCCGCAGGTATGGCGCACATCGCTGAACACGCTGCGTATGCGTACCGGATGCAGATCGAGCAGCAGATGGGTATGCCGCTGCCGCCGGAAGATTCTGACGAGAACGGTCCGAAGATTCCTATCGAAATGCAGAATATGTTGTCAGGCGCTATGGCACAGGCCGCACAGCAGTTGCTCCAGCAGCACAAGGCAGAGCAAGCACAGCAGCAAGCTCAACAGGCCCAGCAAGATCCGATTGTGCAGATGCAGCAGCAAGAACTTCAGATCCGCCAGCAAGAAGTGGAGATCAAAGCGCAAGAAGTGCAGATCAAAGCACAAATTGCCATGCAGCAAGCACAACTTGCTGAGAAGAAGCTGGCAGTCGATAGCTCGGCTAGGGCCGACGAGATCGAGATCAAGAAGATGCAGGCCGAAGGAACCATCCAGCAGGCCCAGATGAAGAGCAGCCATGATCAGGCGCGTCTGTCCGCAGACCAAGAACGTGATGGCGTCCGCATGGGTATCGACATCGCCAAGAGCAAAGCTCAAGCCGCTGCACAGGCTCGGGCACAGGCAAACAAACCACAAGGTAAATCATGATCCACGACTTCGCACGCGTATTGCGCGACCAAATACGCACGGACATGAACAACTACACGGACGACATTGCAACAGGTGCTTGCAAGTCGTTCGAGGAGTACCAAAAACTCTGCGGGGTGATTCAAGGGCTGGCCCTTGCAGAGTCTTACCTAATAGCCCTTGCTAAGAAAGTTGAACAATCTGATGAGTGATCTCATTCTGCCTCCCGGCCTCGTCTTGCCGCCCCAAATCAGACCGCTTGAAACTCCAGAAGAGCACATTCCTTTTGAAGAAAGGGGCAAGTCGCTCCCAGAACCTACTGGTTGGCGCATCCTGTGCATGGTCCCCGATGTCTCTGATCGGCTTGAGGGTACTGACCTCGATCTTATTAAGGCTACCGCTTCGCTGCGGCAAGAGGAGCACGCCACCACAGTGCTGTTTGTCGTGAAGATGGGTCCACAAGCCTATCAAGACCAAGACAAGTTCGGTGAGACGCCTTGGTGTAAACAAGGTGACTTCGTACTTGTTCGCGCCTACTCAGGTACGCGCTTCAAGGTTTACGGCAAGGAGTTCCGCATGATCAATGACGATCAGGTGGAAGGTATCGTGGAAGACCCCCGTGGCATCAGCCGCGCATAAGGAGCAAGCATGGATCCATACAAGTTTCCTGATGAGCAGGACGACAACACCGAAGTTGTAATCAACAGCGACTCGTCGGAGGTAGAAATTGAGATCGTTGACGACACGCCTGAACAAGACCGTGGCCGCAAGCCCCTTGATCGGGAGGTCGAAGATCCTACGGATGAAGAGATTGAAAACTACTCTGATAAGGTCAAGAGCCGTATCAAGGAGTTGACCCACGCACGCCACGATGAACGACGCGCCAAAGAGTCCGTTCAGCGTGAGCGGCAAGAGCTTGAGAAACTTGCACAACATCTCATCGATGAGAACAAGAACCTCAAACGCTATGTGAACGACGGCACGCAGCAATACGCCACGACCATTAAGGCGGCGGCAGAGTCTGAGTTGGCAATGGCCCGCAAACAGTACAAGGAAGCGCAAGAGGCTTTCGATACTGACGCCATTATTGCGGCTCAAGAAGCACTCACTGATGCAAAGTGGAAGCTGGAAGAAGCAAAGAGATTTAATCCCACCGCTTTACAAGTAGACGAAACTGGGGTACAACCTCGTCAGTCTGTACCCCAAGAGACTCAACCAGACCAAAAGACTCAGCGCTGGCTGCAAAAAAACCAGTGGTTTGGAAGTCCGGGGTACGAAGAACTAACCAGCTTCTCACTAGGGCTGCATCAAAAACTAGTGAATACGGGCGTGGACCCAACCAGTGACGAGTATTTCAGCAAGATAGATTCGAGGTTGCACTCGACTTTCCCTGAAGTGTTCGGCAAGGCCAAGTCATCCAAGCCATCATCGGTAGTCGCATCTGCAACACGTTCGTCGGGTCCAAGGAAAGTGTCTCTTACTACGACGCAGCTTGCGTTGGCAAAGAAATACGGTCTGACCCCTCAACAGTACGCTATCGAAGTCGCAAAATTGGAGAATCAAAATGGCTGAACGCACCCCCCGTGATCTTGAAACCCGCGAAAAACAAACGCGCTACGTATACAAACCTTCGAGCACCTTGCCCGATCCAACTCCAGAGCCCGGATGGGCCTTCCGTTGGATTGCAACGCATATTCTCGGTCAGTCAGACCCAACCAATGTCTCACGCAAACGGCGTGACGGCTGGGAACCAGTCAGGTCGGAAGATCATCCTGAGTTGATGCTCGCTGCTACCCCGTCTGGTAATGTTGAGGTCGGTGGCCTGATGCTGTGCAAGATGCCCGAGGGAAAACTCTCCGCTATGACTGAGTACTACGACAATGTCAGTCAGCAACAGTCAGAGTCGGTAGACAACAATTTCCTTCGTCAAAATGATCCCCGTATGCCGCTGTTTGCGGAACGCAAGTCAGCAGTGACTCGCGGTGCGGGGTTTGGTTCAGGTACTAAATAAGGAGTCTTAAATGGCTTATCCCGTTGTTGCAGCCCCGTATGGGCTGAAGCCGATCAATTTGCTAGGAGGTCAGGTATTTGCGGGTTCTACCCGTATGTACGCGATCCCCTATGCTTACAACACTAATATCTTCTACGGCGACTTCGTGTCGCTCACTCGCGGTACGGTTGCTCGTGCTTCGGTTACTACTGGCACGGGTCTTAACCAGACTGTCGGTATTTTCCTTGGCTGCACGTACACCAACCCTAACACTAGGCAAAAACTGTTCTCGCAGTTCTGGCCCGCTAATACGACGGCTGGCGATTGCATGGCTTACGTATCTGACGATCCAGATGCAGTGTTCCAAGCTGTTGTTTGCTCTGCCGCTGCTGGTACTACTCCCGCTTCCGGTGCTTACGCGATGGTCGGTCAGAATCTGTCTCTGATCAACAACACGGGTAACACCAACACGGGCAATTCAGCCAATGCTATCTTGGCCCCTAGTGCTACCCCGGTTACCACGACGCTTCCAGCGCGTGTGGTTGGCGTAGTGCCTGATACGGCTGTTAGCTTGGGTACGGCTACTTACAGTGCAGGTACGACTACCTTGACTGTTAGCGCCCTGCCGTTTGCTCTGCCTGTCGGTACGGACGTTGCAGTAATCACCACTAACGGCCAACTGGCTCAGACGGGTTCGTTTGTATCTACTGCCGCTTCGGCAGGTGCTACATCGGTCGTTTTGAACCAAGCAGCTACGTTCACGCTGAATTCAGGTGACTATAGCTCGACGGTTGTCTTCACCCAGTATCCAGAACTGCTCATCAAACTTCAGTTTGGTCTGCATGGCTACTATTCTGCAACTGGCGTTGCGTAAAGGACTAGATCATGGCAATTTCACGCGCACAACTGCTAAAAGAACTGCTTCCGGGTTTGAATGCCCTGTTCGGTCTTGAGTACGCTCGCTACGGCGAAGAGCACAAAGAACTGTATACGACTGAAAAGTCTGAGCGTTCGTTTGAAGAAGAAACCAAGCTGTCTGGTTTCTCCGCTGCTCCAGTCAAGAACGAAGGCCAAGCCATCGCGTATGACAACGCGCAGGAAGCTTTCACCGCTCGCTACAACCACGAAACCATCGCTCTGGGCTTCTCTATCACGGAAGAAGCTGTGGAAGATAACCTGTATGACAGCCTCTCGGCTCGTTATACCAAGGCTCTTGCTCGCGCTATGGCCTACACCAAGCAAGTCAAGGCTGCTTCCGTTATCAACAACGGCTTCAGCAACGCTTACTTGGGTGGTGACGGTGTTTCCCTGTTCAGTACTGCTCACCCACTGGTGAACGGCGCTACCAACAGCAATCGTCCTTCGACCAACGCTGACCTGAACGAAACGTCGCTGGAAGCAGCCGTCATTCAGATCGCAGCTTGGACCGATGAGCGTGGTCTGCTGATTGCTGCCAAGCCACGCAAGCTGATCATTCCTCCTGCTCTGATGTTCGTTGCTACTCGTCTGTTGGAAACCAGCCTCCGTGTTGGCACTACCGACAACGACATCAACGCACTGAAGAACAACGGTTCGATCCCAGAAGGCTACTCGGTCAATCACTTCTTGACCGACACTAGCGGCTGGTATCTCTGCACCGATGTGCCTAACGGCATGAAGCACTTCGAGCGTTCGCCACTGGCTAACTCGATGGACGGTGACTTCGATACGGGCAACGTCCGTTACAAGGCCCGCGAGCGTTATTCGTTCGGCTGGTCAGATCCGCTGGGTATGTTCGGCTCCCCCGGCGTGGCCTGATAGTTAGATAGGGTTGGGGGTTCCCGGCTGGGGGGTAGGTCAAAAGCCTACCCCTTTTCTTTTTTGTTTGGGTGTGGTACAACCCTAATACCAAGACCACTTGGCTTGTTGACTGACTTGGCAGACTCCCCTCAAGACAGCAAGCCGCAAATGAGGATATATCATGGGATTCGCAACTCACCTTGGCCCTTGGCTGCTCGGCACGGTTAAAAACACCACCGGGACCACTTCTGGCACGGTTCGCAATACGGGCGCTACGGTAGTAGCCCAATCCAAGTCCATCCTGTACACGGACATCACGGCAGCTACGTTTGCTTTTGCAATCCCTGCTGGCTCACAAATTCTAAGTGCTTCGTTTAACACCACTGTTGCGTATGCAACCACCACGCCTACGTACGCTTTGTTCGTAAACGGTACGGCTATTAACACCGCAGCTAACGGTAGCACCGCTGCCGCCACAGGTATCGTTAACTTGCTGCTTGGCAATAACAGCGCCGCCGCTGCCGTGTTGTGCAACAACGTAGGTACGACAGACGCACTCATCACGTTCACACAGGCTAACGTAACCGCCACCTCCGGCGCTGGTTTCTTGACCGTAACGTATGTTGTGAAAGACAGCGACGGCTCTGCTAACCCATCGGCATCTGCTGCCTAATTAGTCTCGGGGGCTTCGGCCCCCATTTCATAGGAGATCAATTATGGCAAAGACTAATCCTAGTCCTACGTTCCCCCAATTTCCGGGTGACGCAGCAGCAGTCACGTTGAGCGACACGACTCGCTTTGAACCGTCTGTTGTCTATGTTGGCACTACGGGCAACGTGAGCGTGGTGACTTCCCAAGGCACAACTGTCTTGTTCACCGCAATCCCGGCTGGCGCAGTTATCCCAGTGCGTGTCATTGGTGTACGCAGCACCGACACAACCGCATCGACGATAGTTCGGATTTTCTAAATGCCGCCATTTGGCTTCGGTCTATCCATCGCAAACCTCCGTGGAGGTGGCGCTGCTGGTCCCTTTGTTCCAGTTGTTCTGGTGCAAGAGGATTGGGTAGGGAGCGGCAATGTAAACAATAGAACGCCATCCCCTATTTCTGGCGGTGGTACTTGGCAAGTAGATATTGCTGGCGGCTCTGCTATATCTTTTGCTTCATCTCTCGCCAGAGCAGACCAGTATGATACGGGGTTATTTCGACACTCCGTCACATTAACCGACGCAAGTATAATTGCTGTGGTAATTCCCTCTTATACTGGTGGGGGCAATACTCTTGTAGCTGCATGGGCAAGAAGCACTCCGGGGGGAAATAACACCCCAACAAGCGGATACTCTGTTCTATGTTATGACAGTGCTTCTGGTGTCACCCCTATTACGTTGAGGAAATTGGTTTCAGGAGTAGAAACTATACTAGGTACGTCTGCCACCGATCCGACAAACTCGACCCTCACATTTACGGTGGCGGGCTCTTCGCTTACTGTAAAAGTTAACGGCACTACAGTAATACAAGTAACAGACGCTTCTATAGCCACTGCTGGTTATTGGGGGTACGAACTTGAATCTACTGCTGACTGTGTGGGGGAGACTGTATCATACGTTGGCCCCATTACTGTCCAAACAGCACAGGCTGGCGCTGTAACTGACGGTATCCTGCTAGAGAACGGGACGGACTTCCTCCTACTTGAAAACGGCGACTTCCTGCTCCAAGGATAAAACATGGCTAATACCACAATATCGAACCTAACCGCCGCTGCGACACTCACAGGGACGGAGATCGTTCCGATTGTGCAGAGTGCGGCTACTGTACGTACAACCACCGCGAACATCGCGGCTGTATCGAACACTCCTGTTACGCTAACTTACGCAGCTACGATAGCCCCAGCGTCGAGCGGCAGGATCACGTACCGTGTCATCCTGACAGGCAACTTGGTTATTGACACTCCGACAGGCGCAGCAGATGGCAACCAGATTGAGTTCTGGCTCACCGCCAGCGGTGGGGCAAGGACGGTGACGTTCTCCTCTACTTGGGCGCATATCCCTACCAGCAGCACACTCACCAGCCCTGTCACCATCGCATCAGGCACTCAGGGTGAATTGATGTTCCGCTACGACTCTGTGCTTGGCGCATGGAAAGCGGCTCGCTTTGTGAACGGGTACTCATAACATGGCAAACGTCTACTTCGGTGACACGATTGGGGTGACGGACAACAACTGGAATACATCTATCCAGTTCACGGTGTCTGGCGTTACCGAGACCCCAACTGCGGGCGCGACGTACACGAACAATAGCGTAACCTTCACAGTCACCAGCGCGTCTATTGCTGCTGGCTCCGGGACGATCAATGCTGGGGGTTCTGGAACCTCAACCGCAAGCGGTACGCTCACAAAGGTATCGGGTACAGGTGACGCAACGATTTCCTTTTCCGCAAAAGCGGACGTTAATTGGTTCTCTGATCCGGGGTCTGTTTGCGGCTACTGCGGATGCTCTGGATGCCCCGGATTTAACGTCCCCGGAACCCCGTTGGGCAGACTACCAACTACCGCAGATACCTGCATTATTGGGAACACCATTAACACCCCTTCTTATATTACGCCGTGGCCTTCCGCTCTTACAGTATCAAGCGTTTTTTACAACACCGGAACATATCAAGGTGAGATAGGCGCAGGTACATTTAGTGGGACACTAACTTTTGGTAGCGGCGATCCTTCGGTAGGCGGCACTATTGTTTGTAATGGCGCAGTTGTAGGGAGTGGGTTTTCTACTGTAACAATAAACGCCGGGACGTTTAACAGCTCTGTTACTGGGGTTTACGTTAGGATTAACGGTGGTACGTTCGCGGGGGCGGTAACAGTTAATAATGCTTTTTCGCTATTTATCCTTAACGGCAATCCGGTATTTAATGGGACCATCGTTAACTCGGCTGCAACTTTAACAGCAGCGGCGAGCACTTTTCAAGTGGAGTCTGGCACACCTGTTTTTAACTGTGCAATACCCAATAATTTCACTTTGTACACGCTGCGGCAAGGGGTCTATGACCGCGCATTAGTGTTAGGACTTACCGCCCCTACAAGTGGGAATGGCCCGTTTATAACTATTGCTTCGGGTTTTTCAACATCGCAAAACGTAACGCTAAACGCCAAAAGGACGGGGTCGGGCTCCATAAGCATTAACAGCGGCACTTTTACGGGTCTTTTGACAATCAATAAATTGTCTACAGTATCACTAAGCATTTCAGGGGGGTCTTATTCTCCCCCCGCAGTAACTACCCCAGCCATCAAGAGCGGCAGCAACATGACGTTCAGCTTCGCCGCAGTGCCTACTGATCCCGGTTTTGCCGTTGGTAACGGAACATTCAATCCGACAGTCCTGTTGTCAGGCACAACCAACGACATCATGGGGAGTGGTTTGCAATGACTACGGATTCTGTGAGCGGGCGCGTCTAACATGGCAAACGTCTACTTTAGCGATGTTATTGGCGTGGCGGACAGCAACTGGAACACATCCATTCAGTTCACAGTGTCTAGCGTTACGGTGACCCCGACTGCGGGCGCTATTTATGAGAACAACGGAATTCAGTTTAAGGTAACTGGAACGTCCATCACCACTGGCTCCGGGACAATCCGCGCTGGTGGGACGGGAACGGCAACTGCCAGCGGTACGCTTACAAAGGTTAGCGGCACAGGCGATGCAGCGATAGCGTTTTCTGCCAAGGCGGACGTTAATTGGTTCTCTGATCCGGGGTCTGTTTGCTGCGTATGTTGTACGGCGGTCAGTACCCCCGGAACGCCGCTAGGAAGACTACCAACAACCGCAGATAGCGTTATTATTTACCAAACAATCAACACTGGTCCTGATATTACACCGTGGCCTTCAAATATCTATATCGGCACTTTAGATACGGCCAGCTTCTTTGATTATTATGGTGGCATTAACGACGGGACATATAACGGCACAGTAACAATGGACTCATATCAGGGCGGCTTAGGCGGGACTATTGTTTGCAATGGCACTGTTACAACAACCCAAGTTTCTACTAACTTTAATATCGGTGGTGGGACATTTAATGGGCCCGTTTCTGCTGGTGTTACTAACATTAACGGCGGCACGTTTGCCTCATCAGTAACATCCAGTACTTCCTTGAATATCACAGGAACTCCGGTTTTTAACGGCACAATCGTTAACTCGGCTGGAACTTCGACAGCGATGGGCGGCTCGTTTATAATCAATAGTGGTACGCCTACGTTTAACTGCGCTATACCTAGCAATTACGCCACGTACCAGATGCGCCCAGCAAACTATACCCAGCCATTCGTGTTGGGGCTGTTTGCTCCTACCCCCAGTGCTGCTGCTGCGTGTTTCATCACCCTGAACTCTGGTTTTTCAACCTCGCTAGCCGTCACACTAAATTGCAAACAATTAAACTTATCTAGTGTGCCCGTCGGCAGCATCACGATTACCAATAGTACTATTACGGGCCTTTTGACAATCAACAGGCAGTCTCAAGCCCTAACCATTACCGGGGGCTCTTACACTCCCCCCGCCGTTACAACCCCTGCTGTTAGAAGCGGGAACAGCATGACCTTCTCATCCGCCGCGATACCGATTGATCCCGGTTTCGTATTGGGCGGTGGAACATTTAACGCAACAGTCCTTCTAGCAGGGACATCCAGTGACCTAGTAGGGAGTGGCTTACCATGATTATTGACGAATCCTTGTTGAAGTGTAACCCTGCGGTGATGCCGAATCACCCAAGCATCCCCAACCCTATCGCTACGGTGATGGGTATGGTGTATACATTCCAGCAAGCGGGGGTGGTGCTCCAAGAGCACACGCACACCGATGAGAATATGCACGTTACCATTGTGATTAGTGGTAGCGTCAGCATCACCGAGGACGGTGTGAGTACAACCCGCTCTGCTGGCGACATCGTTGATCTTGGGACTAAGCCTCATTCGTTTACTTCGCTGGAGCCAGCGGTAATCATCAATGTCACCAAACACAGGGTGATGGTCACGGACGCTGTAAAGCAGGACTTGACAGGTAAGGTTGCCGAACTGGACTCCATCATTGCGATGGCAAGTACCATGAAAACCTCTATTGCGGGCTTTATCGAAGCGTAACCGAGTACACCTGCTATGGCAAATATCTATTACGGCGATGGCGGCGCTTCCTCTCAACCCAATGGGGATTGGAACGACCCAAGTAATTGGTTTTTGTCGCTAGGGTTCATATGTAGTTGCTGCGGCTATGGCGGCACTCCAGCGGGAAGGGTTCCAAGCATAGCATTAGGTGATACTGTTTTTCTTACCGCTTCGTTCAATGGCCCTTTCCCCATCGGGACTAGTATAACAACAGGCCCAACCGGGGGTTGGAGTGGGTCGCTGAATGGGGTAAGTAGTCAGGAGACACAAATAGATTTAAGCGCAGTATCTGCTTCTTTGTTTACTGGAACAATTAACGCAGCAGAAGGGAATTGGACGCTTGCCACAGGCACATACAACCAAGCAATTATTGGCTCCAGTGGTGGTTCTCCACCTCGCCTTACCCTACCTGCCGGGGGTACATATAACGGTACTCTGACAGGTAATTTTTTAATTACGGGCGGTACTTTTACTGGGAACAATACGTTCGGCAACTTAAGTAGTTATGCTACTCAAATATCGGGGTCACCTACGTTTAGCGGGACAACAGCGTTTACTGCTTGCGAGGTATCAGGAACCCCAACATTTTCAGGCAACGTGACTTTTCCAGCATTGACTACCACCATCAGTGGTGGCACATTTGGTACGGGTACTCCGATAAACGCAACTATTACTGGCGCATCAACAATAGTCACCATTAACGGCGGTACGTTTAACAAGGTGACATTCGTTAGGAGCGCCGCAGGTGCGTTTAGAGTCACGGGTGGTACGTGGACTCCCACTGCTACGGTTACGGTGAATTCGTCTACTGGGCTGTTAGTCCCTACCAACCTACCTAAAGACCCCGGTTTTGCTTTGGCTGGAACTTACACGCCCACGATAGCTGTGAGCAATATCCCCGGTGTTTTAGGTGCAGGATTACCATAATGACTAAGAAGAAAACCCCATCCCTAGCCGTTGGTCGCGGCGAGAAGCTCCCCGTATCTAAGGGCGCGGGCTTGACGGCCAAGGGAAGAGAGAAATACAATGCTGCCACAGGCAGCAACCTCAAAGCTCCCCAGCCTGAAGGTGGCCCGCGCAAGAAGTCATTCTGTGCTCGCATGAGCGGTATGCCGGGGCCAATGAAAGACGAGCATGGTAAACCCACTCGCAAAGCCGCATCTCTCAAACGATGGAAGTGCTGAAATGAAAGATGAAGCTCTTGAGGCTACCAAACACGTGATGGATGCCGTGTCTATAGCAACCGTAGTAGGCACGCTTGTAAATGTCCTCCCATCAATAGCAGCACTGTTTACGATCATTTGGACAGGCTTCCGAATCTGGGAGACTGACACCGTCCGCAACTGGACTAACCGTAAGAAGGACTTATCATGAAGACCAAGAAACCTCTCCCAGCATTTATGAAGAACATCATGGATGCCAAAGACAAAGCTAACGCCCCCAAGAAGGGCATGACCAAGATGGCTAAGGGCATCGAGACCAAGGGTAAAACCAAGGGCAAGATGATCAAGATGAAGAGCGGCGGCGGCTGCTAATAAGGAGATATCATGGGCTTCGGTAATATGTTTAAGAGAGTTATGCAGATGCGTAAGGATGGCTCTGCGGTAGGGCAGCTAGGTAAGCGCCTTATGAAAGAGGGCGGCGAGGTCAAGAAGATGGCTAAGGGCGGTTCAGCATCTAGCCGTGCTGACGGGTGTGCCCAACGTGGTAAGACCAAAGGCAAGATGGTATGAGACCTAGTCGCGGCATGGGTGCTATTAGCCCCTCCAAGATGCCGGGGGCAAAGAAGAAAGCTCGCCGCGACGATACTGACTTCGCGCAGTATGCCGAAGGCGGTAAGGTAAACGCTGCGGGCAACTACACCAAGCCAACCATGCGTAAGGCACTGTTCAACTCTATCAAGGGTCAGGCAACGCAAGGAACCGCAGCGGGCCAATGGTCAGCGCGGAAAGCTCAGTTGTTGGCTAAGAAGTACAAGGCCAAAGGTGGGGGCTACACAGATTGAAAGCGCCACAGCAATCCCTTAAGAATTGGACTGACCAGAAGTGGCGGACCAAGTCAGGGAAGCCTTCGTCTAAAACAGGCGAACGCTATTTGCCAGAAGCAGCGATCAAGTCTTTGTCTCCTGCTGAGTACGCAGCGACAACCAAGGCCAAACGTGCGGGTAAGGCAGCGGGCAAGCAGTTCGTTGCACAACCGAAAAACATTGCTAAGAAGACAGCGGGGTTCAGATAATGGGTGCTGGTGGAATGAAAAGACCGGGGGGCGGTATGTCTGCTATGCAGAGACCGGGGAACCCAATGCAGAAGCAGGGCGGTCCGATGCAGGGCTTGCCCCCCGCACTTCAGCAAGCAATAGCAGCGCGGCAAATGGGCAAGCAAGGCGGTCCAATGCAGCAAATGCCCATGCAGCAACCGCCCATGCTGCAAACGCAGCAGATGCCACAGCAGATGCCGCAGAATCCCATGCAACAAGGCGCGGCAGGCGGTAAGGGTGGTATGCCCGGAGCCCAGAACCCGATGATGCAGGGTCAAATGCCGCAGAACCCCTATATGCAGCAGATGATGGGCAAGCAAGGTGGCCCAATGCAGCAGATGCCGCCCCAAGGCGCAGCGGGTGGTAAGGGCGGTATGCCCGGAGCAGGCCCAGCCCCGAACGCCATGCAGCAGTTCTCGCAGCAGCAAAACATGGCAGGGCTGATGCAACCTCAGCAGTCGTCAACTAACTCGTTGCAGTAATGGCTACCTCTGGCACTACCACATTCAATCTTGATCTGACCGATCTGGTCGAAGAAGCATTCGAGCGTTGTGGTGCGGAGCTTCGTTCAGGCTACGATCTCAAGACTGCAAGGCGTAGTCTCAATTTGCTTTTTGCTGATTGGGCTAATCGCGGGATTAACCTGTGGACTGTTGCTCAGTCTTCTATCACCCTTGTTCCGGGTACTGCAACGTACAATCTCCCGTCTGACACGGTAGATCTGCTTGAGCACGTTATCCGTACTGGCGCAGGGAATGCATCGACTCAGGCTGACCTGTCGATCACGCGCATCTCTGTATCTACCTACGCTACGATCCCCAACAAGCTGACTCAGGCTAGGCCCATTCAGGTCTACATCAATAGGCAAGCGCCTATTCCCAACGTCACTGTTTGGCCCATCCCAGACGCTTCGCAGCCCTACACCTTCGTGTATTGGTATCTTCGCCGTATTCAAGATGCGGGCACAGGCGTGAACACGATGGACGTACCGTTCCGCTTCATCCCCTGCATGGTTGCGGGGCTGGCCTACTACCTTGCGCTGAAGCTCCCGGATGGGCTGCAACGGCTCGACACGCTCAAGGCACAGTACGACGAAGCTTGGGATCTGGCATCATCTGAGGACCGCGAGAAGGCAGCGATTCGGCTTGTCCCAAGGCAGATGTTCATAAACTGATATGGGCAATAGATTTGCTTCAGGCAAAAACTCTATCGCGCAGTGTGATAGATGTGGGCAACGGTTCAAACTGACTGCGCTCAAGAAGGAAGTTGTAAAGACCAAGATTTACAACATTCTTGTGTGTACAGAGTGCTGGGATCCAGATCAGCCACAGCTTCAACTGGGTATGTATCCGGTAGATGATCCTCAAGCAGTACGTGAACCACGCCCGGATCAAACCTACTACCAGTCAGGCGTTACCTCTGATGGGTCGTTGGGCGGGGGTAGCAGAGTGTTTCAATGGGGCTGGAATCCGGTTGGTGGAGCCAGCAGTTTCGATACCTTGCTCACGCCAAACTACTTGGTGGCACAGGGGATTGTTGGTACAGTCGCAGTAGCGACGACATAAGGAGGCCATATGGCTAAGGACATGAAAGTAAAAGCTGCTCTCAAAAAGCACATGATGAAGGGTAAGGGCGCTCATCCAGACCCCGCCGCTAAAGGCATGAAAAAGGGTGGCCCTACTGGTGAAGACCGTATGCGTCTTGGTCGTGGTATGTCCCGCGCTAAAAACCAAGGGGCTTGATATGGCTAAATACAGTCAGAAAGAAGACGGCAAGGAAGTCGGTCAGGCCAGCGTTTACGCAGAGCCCCACACCATGTCGGGCAAGCCTTTGGGCATCAACGACTATGGCAAGAAGCCAACCATGCCCCGTAAAGAAGGCTGGACGCCAATGGAAGGCGTTTCGCTGGGCAACGACGACGGTGTGAAGACTGACGGCATCAAGATGCGTGGCGTAGGCGCTGCCACCAAGGGTACGATGTCTAGGGGTCCGATGGCATGAACTATTCGGAGCTTGTAGCTGCGATTACCTCCTATACGGAGAATCAATTTGCCACTGTAGATATGGACACGTTCATATCACAGGCAGAGCAACGCATTTACAACACGATTCAGTTCCCATCACTCCGTCGCAACGTAACGGGAACGCTAACAGCGAACCAGAAGTACCTCGCTTGCCCCGATGATTTCTTGTCGGTGTACTCGATGGCTATCTTCCCGGCTGCTGGCGGCGACTACACGTTCTTGCTGGACAAGGACGTTAACTTCATTCGTGAAGCCTACCCCAACCCCACTACAACGGGGACGCCGAAGTACTACGCGCTGTTCGGACCTAGCACCAACAGCAGCCCGATTGTGATCTTGAATGAGTTGACCTTCATCCTTGGTCCAACGCCAAATACGACTTACAACGTAGAACTGCATTACTTCTTCTACCCAGAGTCGATCACCACCGTTGCTAGCGGGCAGACATGGCTTGGCGACAACTTTGACACTGTTCTGTTGTACGGATCATTGGTCGAAGCCTACACCTACATGAAGGGTGAGCAGGACATGATGGCCCTGTACGATGGCAAGTACAAAGAAGCCCTTGGCTTGGCTAAACGTCTGGGTGATGGTCTGGAGCGTCAGGATGCATATCGTTCTGGTCAGTATCGACAACCTGTGACTTGATATGGCACTAGAGCAAACAATGACGACCAGCTTCAAAGCTGAGTTGCCGCAAGCAGTACACGACCTGTTGACCGACACAGTCAAGATCGCTCTGTATACCGCATCTGCTACGTTGAATGCAAACACTACGGTGTATAGCGTCACTGATGAGGTTGTAGCGGCTGGCTATACAGCCGGGGGCGAGATCCTTACTGGCGTGACTATCAACACACTGGACAACATCGCCTACATCAGCTTTGCCAACCCCTCGTGGACTGCGTCTCTTACGGCGCGTGGGGCACTGATCTACAACGCGACTGCGGCCAACAAGTCTATAGCGGTGCTTGACTTCGGTGCGGATAAGACTTCGACAACGACTTTCGCTGTGACGTTTCCTGCTAATACCTCTTCTTCAGCAATCCTTAGAATTGTCTAGGAGATCGTATGCCTATAGTTTGGCAAGACATTGATGTTGAGCAGTACATACCGTGGATCAATAATCTAGGGGCTGAGATTGACTGGCTGAACAATGTCGGGGAAGTCATCCCGTGGCGAGCCGTTACTGCTTGGACAACGATTAACACGAATTCCTTTGTGCCAAGTGGCCCTGTTTAATCTGTGAGGTTTTATGGCCGTCCCCTACGTCTTTCAGTCCGCAACACAACCACTGCCGCTGGCGCAGTTGGATGTCAATTTCAACACCCCCATCACCGTTGGTAGTACAGACGTACAGCTAGGCGACACCATTGACACGCTTGTGGGGATGGTGGAGATTACCTCCGTTGAGTTTGTAGGCCACCTGACGGGCAACGTGACCGGAGACTTGACGGGTAACGCCGACACGGTTACGGATGGAGCCTATCTGTCCGCCGCTAACGTATTCACGGGGATCAACAACTTCTCCCTGAACCTGAACCTTGCTCAAGGTGTGGACCTCATAGGCTACGAGCCTACCGTGCTGTTCTTTGGTAAGACAGTGGACGGCACTTCCCCGATTCTGGATGGCGACATAGCAGGTAGCATCACATTTACTGGACTGACTTCAGGCGGTCCCGGCACTGCTGCCCGTATTTTTGCTACGGTAGACGGCACAGTTGCAGTTGGTACGGTTCCAGCGTCATTGTCCTTTGCCACCACCGACGCTGGCGGCATCCTCAATACCCATCAAATTATCTACCCCAACGGGACCACCAACTTCATTGGCGGTGTAAGCACCCCCAGCGTTGCGGTAACACAGGCTGCATCGGTCATTACAGTTGATTGCTCCCTCTCCAACGTGTTTGAGACTACGCTTACGGCGAGCGTTACTACCGTCACGTTTATCAACGCTTTTGATGGTCAGACGATCAACTGGTTCATAACCCAAGACGCTACTGGCGGCAGGACAATGGGCTGGGACGGCACAATAAAGTTTCCGGGTGGGGCCGTTAGTGGGTTGCTTAGTACTGCTGCGGATGCCGTAGACCTTGTGGTCTTGTCGTACCGCGACACTACTGGGTTCTGGTACGGCTCGGTCCTGCAAGACTTCTCTTCTAACGCGCCTATCCCACCTCCAGCAGAATCTTACTTTGTGACCTATGACTTGGCACTTAACAACACTGTTAACGTAGAGTTTGTGGGAACTACTGCCGCCAGCATCGACTGGAACGACGGAACGATTGAAGCCTTTACTTCATCTGGGGTCAAATCTCATACCTATGTCGCCGTGTCTGGCACGGTTTCAGTTGCAATCTACGGTACGTGTGATGAGTTGATTCTTGTCGATGGATTTACCGCCATAACTTCTTGGGACGTTGGGCTTAC